GTGTAACCTGTGCTACCGGCCACGCCCAACTTTTTGTAAGTTTACCTTCTATACCTTGTGCAAATATAAACTCACCTGCGTGTGAACTTGCATCACCAAACTTAAATTTTAATTTGTCACCATCAGTAGATACAACAAATGTACCTTCTTCGGAGTTTGCTTGTGCCTGAAAGTTCAGTCTTTGTACATCTGGCATAGTTGGCTTGATGTTGACGTGCCAATTTACACCTCTAAATTTAACAGATTTAAGTTTTTCATTTACAATCTCTGCATTCATAAATCTATAATCATTTTGGAAATCTTGGTTATCATTCACAAAATGTAAACCTGTAGGCACGTTTGCACCATTTCTTTCTTGTGTGTTTACTGTAATTTTTGCGTTATCTTTGTACACAGGAAGTTTTAATAAAATATCCAATTTACCTAAGTTTGGCATTCCAAAAGTTCCTTGCATCTCATTTACAGAATTTTTAAATTCTGCTTTGACTACAACGGACCTATCTTCTGCCATTGCATCCATTTCTGTTTTTTTGTCGTTTCCTACAATCTTCACAAGGTCAATGAAACCTAGTGAATGTGTGTGCTTAACAACATCTTGTAAAATATCTTTCATTGTGTGTTCTCCTATGCTGTATTATAAAACTATTTAGATCTAAAGTCAACATCAACCAAACAATTTGTCAAAGGTATTGTCGGCTTCGGAATTACCAAGATCCCAATTCATAACACCAATCAAATTTTCCAGTTTATTATTGATTAATGTTGATTCCATTTCATCATCTGCAAATGGAAGTTCTTTAAACCAATCAGGTATCCTCAGTTCATCTGTTGGATAGGCAATAGAAGTATATCCCATTGGATTGGATTTTAATTTACAAACTATACATTTTTGGCCATCAATTATGTCCATAGAATACCTATCATTGTATACCTTTTTCAAAGTATTCCAATTAATGGCGGCTCTCACGTGTCCAGGCATATTGATTTTACCTTTGCGTTTTTCACGTGAATGATACTCTGTTAGTTTGTTAACACGCCTTGGTGATCCTTTTTCCCAACCTGGTTTCTTTTTAAATTCTAATCTAAAGTCTGCAATAAAGTCCATTACCTCTTTTTCAGTACCACCTACCAATACCTTATTCAATACATCTGATAAGAAATCCTGTATATATGCTGGAGTATCAGAACGTTTTAGATCGAGCCCCATTGCTTTGATCTTGTCTACAGATTCACCTTCAAGATCATATATTTTTATTGCATATCTTTTCTTTGTGATGAACAATCCTTTTGATCCAACTGCTTCTCTACCTGCGGCAATTAGTTTTCCATACGTTGAAGGAGAATTAAATGCATCTAACATATATTTTGGGAATGATTTATTAACTTCTTCAGCAACACTGTCATACAGTTTTGTCACTGAATCTTTATTCCAAGTAATATTGCCTGCGTCGATATCAGTTTTTAAAGGCTGATATGCAGAAAAATATACCGAATCTGTGTCACCATATATAATTGACTGACCTCTGTAATCATATTCATTGCATATAATCTCATTTGTTTTAGATGCCATATGTTTCGTAATACATCTACCAGTAAGTGTTGTAGATTGACCGATCCTAATATCAAAAAATCTACAACCTGGATTTAAAATAGCACCATACAGACTGTTCAAGTTAATTTTTTTAACCAGTTGTCTTTTATCCCAGAATTCTTGTTCTACCTTATTTCCTGCGTCAATGGCTTTCTTTCTTTTTACTTGTAATTCTTTACGTTCCGCATACCAACGTTCAAGTAATCCTGGAATCACGCCAGCAAATTCGTGAGTGAAAATTGTACCATTCGCTGACAACATCCATGGTTGATCACTGTCAAATATTAACTTGTATACTTCTGCGGCACTTAAAATATTTGATTCACCATTTTCCCAATCTATTGTTATGGATTGTGCTCTGTCTTTCCTCATTACTGCTTGATATTCAAGTGAGCCAAACTCTCCTTCCCAAGCACCTGCAAATGATTTCTTTTCAACAGTCATTCTATTCTCAATGGCTTCTTCAGTCATTGTTTGCCTCAATTGTCCAACGATTGTTTCAGGAGCCATATTCAAGGCACGTATCACAGATGGATACAGAGAATTTATATCAATTGATCCTATCCAATCGTGCAAACCTTTTTTGGGATATGCCACATAGGCACCTGCCGCCGGATCTGATCCTGGTTCACGTCTAACTCTGTCAGGCACAACCATACCACGCCTGTGTGCTTCATTGATAATACCTTGTTCAGTAACTGCCACAGCACCCATTGTTGTTTGTATCAACACAGTGTTTTGATGTGCAAGTTCATTACTCAATGCAATAAATTTTAATTTTTCATCAATTCGACCTAGCAGTGCAACGTCTTGTCTATTATATTCAATAAACTTAACAAAATCTTTGTTGTACAATTGATCAAGTGTACCTTCATATGGTGTTTTCTGTTCGCCAAGTTCGTGCCTTGAAATAAAATCTAGTGCGTATGAATGTCTTTCTTCATATGTATATTTCCGATACAGTTGCATATAATCTAAATGCACACGACCGATTATGTCATAAGTTACTTCTTCATTGCCAAATCTTTCAAACATCCTTTTTCTTGGATAAGCATTCCACAAACACAACCTTCTTGTGTCATCCTTGCTCATTACTTTTTGTATCCTATTCACTGTATAAGGAATGTCAAAGCCTTCTGAATTCCAACCACTTAACACATCAGCATCTTCAATCAGTGCAATAAACTTGTCTAACATTTCTGCTTCACTTGTGCAAAGCATTGTGTTTTCAAACTTTTGTTCTATTATTTCAGGATTTGGATAATCTTTAGGAGGAATGGCCAACGAAACAAGTTGATCCATCCATTGTAGATACACTGTAATTGAAATAATTGGCGCCCAGGCATCAGCCGGCTTGGCATAACCTTTTGCGGGATCAAAGTCTACTTCTATGTCAAAAAATGCAACTTGTAATTCAGGAGCATCTTTATTGAGATAGTTTTCTTCCAGGCACCTAAATATAGGATTTACATCTGTCTCATACATCTTTTTGCCAGAGTGCATTGCTAACTCTCTTTTAAAAAGTTTACCTGATTTAGTTGCTATTCTGGAGACTGAGTTACCATAGACAGATTTAAATTTTCCTTTTGGATCATCATAGTACCCAACATATCTTGCAGGATACTCTACATATTTGCGTTGTCCATTACTTCTTTCGACCACAGATATTTTATCTGCATCACGATCAAAGAAAGCATCTACATAACTCATTATTTTATTTTACGCGGATATTTTTGCTAATACAAGTATTTCTTCTAGTTCAGCAATATCATCTTTTTCTGCATCCAAAGATTGTTTGAAAGCAACTTGTATCGCTTTGTTCAATAATGCTGGTTTTATTTCTAGTTCCTCAGCCACTGACTTTACTGTATCTCTCAAACCTTCCGAAAGATCTTTTATTTCCTGTTTAACTTTGATACCACTTTCAATTGTGTATTTTATTTTTCCTTGTTCGTCTGAATTTAGTGTACGCATTAGAATTCTCCTTTAGCACTATTATATGATATAGTGCAAGAAAAGTCTATTGTTTTTTTAAGTTGTAGGATGGTTTATCAAAGTATCTTTTGACTGGACGATTTTTCATTAGATATAGTCCTCTGCTTCCAGGTGATTGTGGTTTGGCAGTTTGTTTTTTTGCGGGTACATTTATGATTTCTTTGATCTTCATATTACTATTTACTTGATGTAAGCACCAATCCTTCCGTGAATGTCTGGACATTTAACATACCTATAACCTTCAGGAACATTAACTGATTGATTTTTCCAAACTGGTATAAATTCTGTATTATCATAATCAAAATCTGGATTGGATCTAAGATGCACTTCAATCAGTTTGCCACCTATGTATTCACAATTGACCCATTCGTATTGTTTGCTTAAAGTATTCAGTATAGGTGGCGCATCAAAACAGTGATTTATCTTTACCCATTTATCCCATCTCGTATATGTGTACTCCGATTTAAACCCTTGCACTGTTAGATGAGGTTTGTTCCAATGATAATCAACTGATATATGATCACCTTTGAATTGTTCACACCAAAAAGTTCCTACAGGCAAATAATCTGTCCACACGTCTTTACGTAAAAATTCTAGACTTGCACCTAGTCCTAGTCCCAACATATTAACACAAGGACGCACAACATAATATCCATCCTCCGGCACATCATTGCCAGTTGGTCCGCAAATGTAACCTAGTTTTGTTGAAAGTATTAGTTTGTCAAAGATCCATAAATCTTTTGGATCAGTGTTTAACCATTCTTGATCGAATTTGTCAGGGGTCTTTACCACTTACGACAAGACCAATATCTTGCTTTGGTTCTTGGTCCTGGGTTAGCACAATTATGACGTGCTCTAAAAGATCTTCTTCTTGCTGGATTGGATTTCTTAATTCGCATATTAGGATCACCAAAGTTCACTTTTTTAATGTTTTTTGTTTTGGGATCTCTTACATACACTTTGAACTTTTTTACATCACCACGCATAGGTTTGCCAAGTTTTACTTTTCTGCCTCTGTATTCTGCTTCATCTAAATCAGATAACAAATTGCCTGTGATGTCGTCGGTGTATATCT